CACCCCAAGAAATTCAGAGTCCAAATATTTGCATATCAAATGCATGGTGATTTCATTATATCTTCTTTAGATGGTCCATTAGACATAGAAAATGCCATAGTTGACAAGCTAGGAAAAGGTGATATAAAATGGGAACATCTTGGAGAAATGAATGATCCAAGAGTAAAGAGAATAACTTATGAGGAAGTTATCGATGCAACAACATCTAGAGACTCTGTATCAACAGAAAAGGGGTCTAGACCTAGAGTGGGAGCAGGAACACCTTAAAGAGGGTAGATATACTCTCAATATGGTTAAGATTGACAGAAAAGTTAGAGATGTCATTAGCCATATAAAGATTGCAGAGGCCAAAAGAGAGCATCTGTTAAATAAGGTAGAAGACGCTGCACCCGAAGTTTCAGTAGCTACTTAATAAAAAGCTACATCGTTGGAAAAATCCAATCCACATTGTAGGCTCTCTTGCACTCTACTTAAATCTATTATATAAACTAATCACTATACAATTAATCAGAACGTAGACGAGTATAGTCGACGGCCTAGAGACTGCGTTCGAAAAAACTAGGAGGATAATTATGGCAACAACTACATTTTCGGGACCGGTAAAAGCGGGAACGATAAGAGAAGGAGCTAGTGCAAATACTGGTTTCGTATTAATGGCTCAATCAGCTAAAATTGTTTTTGGTGCAAATGGTAGTACAACTACTATTGCAACATTACCGGCGAACAGTCAAATTTTTCAAATTACTTTAGATGTTACAACTGCTTTCGATGCAGGCTCTGCTAACACTATTGATTTTGGAGATGGAACTACAGCTGATAAATTTGCTGATGCTTTAGCAGCAGGATCACAAGCTAGAGTTTTAGCAACTTCAGATGTATCTCAAATAGGAAATTTAATTGATATTGGGACTTCTGATGTTACTGTTGTAGCTACATATAATCAGTCAGGATCAGCAGCTTCTGCTGGTGCAGCAACTGCAACTGTATTATATCTACAAAATAACAATTTAAGTTAATAAATAATTTTGGAGCTCCTTCGGGAGCTCCTTATTAGGAGAATATTATGGCAGGCGGTGGATCATTTTCAAGTGACCAAAAGTTTACAACACTAACAGCTGATGGAAGATTTAAAACTATAACAGGTGGAAGTGTAAATTTAGGACCATGCAGAGTAACTTATATTATGGCTCATGGTGGATCAGACTGTTTGGTAAAACTACATGACGGAACAGACGCTACAGGTTCTTTAGAGTTTCAAGCTAAGTTTAGTTCTGAAGGTTTAGATGTATTTGTTCCTGGTTCTGGTATAAGGTTTAGAACAGGAGTCTATTTAGATTTAACTACAACAGACTCTGTAACAATAGGATATACGGGATAATGAAATCAGACGTAAAAGCAGTTAGAAAAAGTTCAACAGGTTCTGTATTTGCAGGAAGAACTAGATTAAGAGGAATTATTTTAGCCTCATCTGGTTCTGCAGGTTCAGTTACTTTACAAGACGGAAACTCAGTAACACAATTTCAAGTTGATGTTCCAGCAGGAGATGTATTTGCATACAATCTTGCAGAAGATGGAATTGTATTTGATGGTGGAATGACTGTTTCTGCTCTTTCAAATGCTACTGTAACTGTTATTATAGATAAGTAGGAGGCTAAATGGCTAACACTACCTCTGGAACTCAAGTTTTTGAAAAAAATTTTTCTATTGATGAAATAGTAGAAGAATCTTTTGAAAGAATGGGTATTCAAAATGTATCTGGATATCAGTTAAAAACTTCTAGAAGAACTTTAAATATTATGTTTCAAGAGTGGGCCAACCGTGGTCTTCACTATTGGGAAGTAGAAAACACATCTATAACATTAGCAACTGATCAAACAGAATATACTATATTTAGATCTTCGGCAGAGGGAGCATCTAATGGAGTCACTACAACTTTATCATCAGCTATAAATAGTAGTGTAACAACCATACCTCTTACATCTGTAACAAACATGCCGTCATCTGGTAAAATTAAAATTAATAATGAAATAATTTCTTACACAGGAATATCGTCTTTAAATTTAACAGGTGCAACAAGAGCAGCTGATGATACAACAGCAGCATCACATAGCAGCGGTGATACAGTGACTAATTTTGTAAATGGAGCTGATGATATATTAGAAGCTAGTTTTAGAAACGATAGTAGTATAGATGTGCCTTTAACAAAAATAGCTAGATCAGCATATCAAGCCCTATCAAATAAATCTTCTACAGGTCAACCATCACAATATTTTGTACAAAGATTTATAGATAAAATTACAATCAATTTATATTTAACACCTGGATCAACTGAGAACGGTAAGTTTTTAAATTTCTTTTTTGTAAAAAGAATACAAGATGCAGGTGCATATACAAATGGAGCAGATGTTCCGTATAGATTTGTACCTTGTATGGTTTCAGGTTTAACATATTATTTATCTCAAAAATACGCACCACAAAGATCACAACAATTTAAATTATTTTATGAGGATGAATTCCAAAGAGCTTTATCAGAAGATGGGTCATCTTCTAGTACATTTATTACACCTAAATCTTATTTTACGGAGACTAACTAATGGCTGTTGGTAAGTATTCAAAGTTTATATCTGACAGATCTGGTATGGAATTTCCGTACAAAGAAATGGTTATAGAATGGAATGGTGCTAGAGTTCATACTTCAGAATATGAAAAAAAACATCCACAACTAGAACCAAAAAGATTTGTAGCGGAACCACAAGGTTTACGTAATGCAAGACCAGATAGAACTGAGCCTGCTGTAGCAAGATTACTAGGACCAAATCCATTTTCTATAACTAGTGGATCCACAACTGTTACTGTTACAGAAACAAATCACGGGAGATCTACAGGTGATATAGTAGTATTTAGAAACGTAGATGGATCTTTAGGTGGAGTTGCGCCTTCTGCTTTCGAATCTGCATCTGGTTTTTCTATTACAGTTACAACAACAGATAAGTATACATTTACATTAGGATCAACACCAACTATAACAGAAGACTCAGGAGGAATGACAGTCACAGCAGGGCCTGTAACTCTAACACCGTAATATGGCATACACTTTAGCAAATTTAAGAACTGATATTAGAAACTACACAGAGGTAGATAGTGGTGTTTTATCTGATACTATCTTAGATACAATTATTAAAAATGCAGAAAATAGAATATATAGAGAAATAGATACGGACGATAATAGAGTTTACGCTACTTCTAACTTAGTTAATGGAAACAGATTTGTAACCATACCCTCAGATTTAAGAAATATAAGATATGTTCAATTAAAAGATACAAACGTAACACCCAATACTCAATCTTTTTTAGAGAAAAAAGAAACTAGTTATATGGCTACTTTTTACGATACTCCCGGAACTGCTTCAGGTATTCCTAAATATTATGCTAATTGGGATGCTAATTTTTGGGTGGTAGCACCTACTCCAAATGCAACTTACGAAATAACTTTGGCTTATATGAAACAGCCATTTAGCATAACTAGTACAACTCAACCAACGACAGCTAATCCAGCTTCTACGGTAGGAACATATTTATCAAATAAATATCAAGATTTACTTTTATACGCATGTCTCGCAGAAGCATATGGGTACTTGAAAGGTCCCACAGATCTGTTACAATACTATGAGATGTCTTATAAGAGATCAGCAGCTTCATATTCGATAGAACAAGAAGGTCGAAGAAGAAGAGACGAATATCAAGATGGTGTTATTCGTAATGTTATTAAATCACCATCACCGTAATAAGGAGATAAAAAATGGCAAATGTAGTACCACATAGTTTTAAAAGTGAATTACTTTCAGGAACGCATAATTTTGCAAGTGGAGGAGACTCTTTTAAATTAGCTTTGTACACAGCCGGATCTGGTTCACCATACGCAGCTACTGCTACAATATATGAGTCATCAGTTGCTAACGAAGTTAGCACTAGTGCTCCTAATGCTGGATACACCACTGGTGGAGTAGCATTAGCGAGTCAGGCAGTTGCAACAGGAACAGGAACAGCAACAGTTGATTTCGCTAATTTAACTTTTTCAAGTGCAACTTTTAGTGCAGCTTATGGAGTTATATATAACGATGACAAATCAGATAAGTTGTGTGTAATTTTAGATTTTGGTGGAACAAAGACAGCAACCAATGGTGATTTCACTATTGTATTCCCTGATCCAAGTACACCAGCAAATGCGATTATTAGTTTAACATCGTAATAGGAATATAACATGGCGTTTAAATTAAACGATAGGGTAAAAGAATCCAGTTCGACCACTGGAACAGGTACGTTTACACTTGGTGGAGCAGTCTCAGGTTTTGAAACTTTTTCTGCTGGTATTGGTGGAAGCAATACAACATACTATTGTATCTTTGAAACAGGAACAGCAAACTTTGAGGTTGGTTTTGGAACTTTAAACTCAGGAGCGAGCACACTTGCTAGAACTTACGTTATCTCCAGTTCTAATAGTGATGCTCTTGTAAACTTTGCAGGTGCAACAGAAGTATTTTGTACCGTTCCAGGTGCAAAGATAGGTTTACCAAATCCAGAAGAATATGGTTCTTCATCAGCGCCAAAAATAATTACTGTTAAAGTAGGTACTAAAACAGGTAATCATCCTTATCCATCAGGTGGAAGTTCTAGTGGTAATGCATACTTTTTAGATGGATTAGAATCACCAGCATTATTT